CAAAATGGAACTGGTGGAATATCAACATCATCATATGTTAGAAGATATTCTCCACTTAAAACTCAAAACTATATTGTGTGATTCTAAATAAAATCATTCATAGACTTTTTAAATAAATAAGTAAAAAACAGTTAAAATGGCTGCAATCATAACTGATCAAATTAGAATATTAAATGCAAGGAATTTTCTTGCTGGAGTGACAACCTCTGGTAGTTCTTATTATTCTTTTATTGGATTACCAAATGCTTCTGATATACAGTCAGATTGGGACAATAATCCTCCAGCTCCAGTTGACAACTTTAGCAATGAGAATGATATATGGGATACTATCATTGGATTGAAAAAAATCAATTCCAGTGATATACGTCTAGTAATTCCAAAAATTGTTTGGAGATCTGGCAATACATACGATATGTATCGTCACGATTACAGCACTTCAAATACTGCAAAAGTATCTGGATCCACTAGTTTATATGGAGCATTTTTCTATGTAATGAATAGTGATTATAGGGTCTATATTTGTCTGCAGAATGGAACGACACCAGATAATCCAAATGGAGCACCTTCTCTAGACGAACCAACATTTGTTGACTTAGAACCAAGAACTGCTGGCTCTAGTGGCGATGGTTATATTTGGAAATATCTGTACACTATCACTCCCTCAGATATCGTAAAATTTGATTCCACAAATTATATTCCTGTTCCATCTGATTGGGAAACTTCATCAACTAATGCATCTGTTAGAGATAATTCAATAGATGGGTCAATTAAGATTGTAACAATAACAAATCGTGGTGTTGGTTTAGGAACTGCGAACGCAGTATATAGAAATGTTCCAATTAAAGGAAATGGTACAGGAGCAGAGTGTACTATTACAATAGACACAGATTCTAGAGTTGATGATATCGTTGTCACAAGTCAAGGTTCTGGATATACTTGGGGAAATGTTGATTTGATTGCTGGAGGAGTTCCAACAGGAACAACTAGGCCTACCTTTGACGTAATAATTACTCCTCAAGGAGGTCATGGCGCAGATATCTATAGAGAGTTGGGCGCTAAAAATATTCTTCTTTATTCTAGGTTTGAAAATGACATTCAAAATCCAGACTTCATTACTGGTAATCAAATAGCAAGAGTTGGTATTGTAGAAAAGCCAACTACTTTCGGCACTTCATCACCATTAAGTCTGGACAAAGCAAGTGCTTTGGGTGCAGTTAAGTTGACCGGCATTGGGTATAGTACTGCAACATTTGATTCAGACTCATTTATTACACAAACTGTATCTACTGGCACTACAGCTGTTGCTAGAGTTGTTAGTTATGATCAGTCTACTGGTGTTCTTAAGTTCTGGCAAGATAAATCCCAGTCTGGATTTAGTACCGTTGGAGTAGCAATAACCAATCCACAGTATGGATACGACCAAGTTGATTTTACGTCTTCTCCTGGAACGGGTGGAAGTTTAACTATTGTTGGTGGATCTGTTGCTGAAGGATTGGCAATTGAAAGTACATTTACTGGTGTGTCTACCGTAATAAATAATAGAACATTCTACCTTGGTCAATCATTTGCCAATGGTATTGCAAATCCTGAAGTTTCAAAATACTCAGGAAATATACTTTATGTTGACAACAGACCTTCTGTAACCAGGTCTACTAATCAAAAAGAAGACATCAAGGTTATATTACAATTCTAAAGAATTATGTCCCAAATCACAAACCTCAACGTTGCTCCATATTATGATGACTTTGATCCAACAGACAACTATCATAGGGTTTTATTCAAGCCTGGATATCCAGTTCAGGCAAGAGAATTAACAACACTTCAATCAATTTTACAAAATCAAATTGAAAGATTTGGTCAACATTTCTTTAAAGAAGGTGCAAAAGTAATTCCAGGAAATACTGCATATAATAGAAATTATTATTCAGTAGAGTTAAATACAACTTTTCAAGGCGTTCCAATCGATGCATATATCGATCAGTTGATTGGATTGAAAATTACGGGACAAACTTCAGGTGTTACTGCAACAGTTAACTCATATTTGACCGCCGGAGAATCTGAAAGAGGAAATCCGACAATTTATGTTAACTATCTTTCATCAAGCAATCAAGATAATGATACTCAACAATTTAATGACGGCGAACTCCTTGTAGCCGAAGGAGAAATTGTTAGTGGTCTTTTAGGAAATCAAATTATAGCTTCTGGAGAGCCATTTGCATCTACAATTGCAACAAATGCAACTTCTGTTGGATCTGCATTTTCAATTGTAAATGGAGTTTATTTTATAAGAGGTCAGTTTGTAAATGTTTCCGATGAAACATTAGTATTAGATCAATATAGCAATAATCCATCATATAGAATAGGTCTTTATATAAATGAAGAAATTGTTACTCCGGATCAAGATGAATCCCTAACTGACAATTCTCAAGGTTACAATAATTATGCTGCTCCAGGTGCAGACAGACTAAAAGTTTCTTGTTTCCTATTTAAAAAATCTCTTACAGATTTTAATGATGAAAATTTCGTTGAACTTGCAGTAGTAGAAAATGGAATTTTAAGAACTTCAAAAACAACAAGTCAGTATAGTTTAATCACTGATGAACTTGCAAGAAGAACCTATGCAGAATCTGGAGACTATTATGTAACTCCATTTGATGTAACAGTTCAAGAATCTCTTGATGATGGACTAGGAAATAATGGAATTTATAATGAAGGTCAGTTAACTGCTGGTGGTTCCATAGCTTCACAAGATTTAGCATTATATCAAGTTTCTGCAGGAAAAGCTTTTGTCAAAGGATATGAGATTGAGACTGTTACTCCAACGTTTTTAGATGCACCTAAGACAAGAACCACAGATACAATAAACAATAGAGAAATATTTTATAATACTGGTTCAACCTTAAAACTAAATCGTGTTTTTGGGACACCAAAAGTAGGAATTGGAAATACCTACATTTTAAGTCTTAGAGATGAAAGATCTGGAAGTAGTCAAACTACTGCTGCCGGTAATGAAATTGGCGTTGCAAGAGTATATGACTTTAGATTAGAATCAGGATCATATGATCGTACAAATGGAAACATAAATCAATGGAATATTTCATTATATGATATACAAACAACTACTAAAATCACATTAAATGAAAATATAAGTCTAAGTACACCAGCATTTATCCGAGGTCAAAATAGCAATGCAACTGCATTTTTGAAAAATTCAGTTACTGATGAAAACGTTATTGAGGTATATGAAAAGTCTGGAGATTTTATTTTAAATGAGACTTTTTCTTTTGACGGAATTGACAATAGTAGAGTTGCAACAGCCATTACATCATATTCAATCTCTGATGTAAAATCCGTTCACGGTATCGTTGGTGTTGGCACAACCTTTAGTGCTGATGTAATCCAAGGAGTTAAATTTGATGTTGGCATTGCCACAGTAACTGTGGTTGATCCTACTGGAATCAGTACTATTGTTTCTACTAATGAACTATTCCCAGGAAAAGTTGCTAGAGTTGGAAATCTTTTACAATATAGCAGTCCAGACTTTATAGATCCAGTCTATGCAAAAATAGTAAGTATTGGAACATCTGATGTTACTGTTACAGGTGTTACGACAGTAACTGGAATTGTAAATGGAAGATTGCCAGATACTTCCCAACTTCAAGTAACAGACCTTAAAATTCTGGAAACAAAGTTAGATTCATCAAGTGATAATACATTATACACTGTACTACCAAAACTACACGTTTCTTCTGTCTCTCTGGAAGATTCTTATATCACAATTAGAAAGTCAGAGACAGTATCAATTTTAGGCAATCAATTATCAACAAATGTTCTCGCAGGTACTAACGAAACATTTATGCCTTTTGATGAAGAGAGATATTCTCTAATCAGATCTGATGGTTCAACCGAAATTCTAACTTCAGATAAGTTTGCATATATTGATGGGGCTAAACAACTAAACATTTACAATTTAGGTTCAAATGATAGTGCAGCAACTTTAACATACACTCTTAAGAAACTTAAACCAAAATCAAAAATTAAGAGAAAAAACAGAGTCAACTCTGTAGTAATTGATAAGTCAAATAATAATGCTTCTGGTACAAATGTTGGATCCGCCGGCACAACCTTAAATGATGGATTAACTTATGGAAATTATGCTTATGGAACAAGAGTTCAAGACGAGGACCTAAGTTTAAATGTTTCTGACATTTTAGAAGTTCATGCTGTATATGAGTCAACTGGAACTGGTCAAGCATCAGCACCAACTATGATTCTATCTGCTATTTCTGGACCAACAGCAGAAACTTCCGATCTTATTATTGGAGAAAAATTAATTGGTCAGTCTAGCGGAGCTATTGCTATTGTTGCAGAAAAAATTACGGGAACAAAAATTTCATTTATTCCTAAAAATCAAAATTCGTTTAGGGAAGGTGAGGTAGTTCTATTTGAGGAATCAAATATTCAAGGAAATGTATCTGTTTTAGATACACCAAGTTTTGATATTTCTTCAGAGTTCAAATTCTCCACAGGACAAAAAGGATCATTTATTGACTATGGATACATTTCAAGAAGAGAAGAATTTGAATCTCCGTCCAAACAACTTAAAATTTATTTCTCAAATGGTTATTATGAATCAACTGATGATGGAGATATTACCACAGTTCAGTCATACGAAGGTTTTGACTTTACTAGAGAAATAAAAGCTGTAAATGGATACAGAACAACTGATCTAATTGATATTAGACCAAAAACATCAGATTATACCGTTTCTGAAGGAGCAAGGTCTCCATTTGAATTCTATGGTAGAACATTTACTTCTGCAGGACAATCTGCATCTAATATTCTTGCTTCTGACGAATCTCTGAATATTTTTTTCTCTTGGTATTTGCCTCGTGTAGATAGGATCTTCCTCACAAAGGAAGGCAAATTCCAAGTCAAATATGGAGTTCCGTCAGAAAAACTTGAGAAACCAGTAAGTGTTGATAATGCTATTGAAATTGCAACGATAACTCTCCCACCATATCTTTATAATACATCACTTCAACCACAGATTGAATTTTTAAATCATAAGAGATATCGTATGGTCGATATCAAAAAACTTGAGGATAGAATTAAAAATCTTGAATATTATACTTCACTTTCTCTTCTTGAAGCTAACACAGCAAACCTTTTTGTCCCCGACAGTCAGGGTCTGAATAGATTTAAATCCGGTTTCTTTGTGGACAATTTTACTTCATTGAGAACACAAGAAACAGGTTTTGCTCTAAAAAATAGTCTTGATACCACAAGAAAGAGTTTAAAACCACAACACTATACAAATTCAATTGATTTGATTCAAGGACCTGTAGTGGGTACAGATCCAGATGCAGATTTAGCATTCGAACAACCAGAAGGTGTCAATATTAGAAAATCATCAGATGTAGTAACTCTGGATTATGCAGAAGTAGAGTGGCTTAAGCAAACTTTTGCTACAAGAACAGAAAGTGTAACGCCTTTCTTAGTAAGTTTTTGGCAGGGTTCTCTCGAATTAACTCCAGCAACTGATACTTGGATTGATACTGTTAGACTAAAAGCAAAAGTTATTAGCGTCGAAGGAAACTTTGAGCGAGAACTTGAAAAGGCAGTAGATCAGTTTGGAGTTGACCCACAAACTGGATTTGCACCAACTCGCTGGAATGCTTGGGAAACAACATGGACTGGCCAAGATGTCATTGAGACTACAAGAGATAGAACAGTATCCACAGAAATTGGTCGCCAAGGTTTTGCAAGTTGGGGAAGTCCATGGTCAAGTGGTTATACTAGAGTAACTGTTAGAGATACACTAGTTGAAGATACTTTTAGAGAAGTAAGAGATACTGGAGTAAAAACTAGAACTGGTAACACAGTTATTGTTACTGAACAGTTTGATCAAACATCTGTTGGAGATAGAGTTGTAAGTAGAGATGTTGTTCCTTATATGAGATCTAGAAACATTCAATTTGTTTCTAGAAAACTTAAACCACTTACTAGATTATATGCATTCTTTGATGGTAAAAATGTAACCAAGTATTGTGTTCCAAAACTTCTTGAAATTTCTATGGTATCTGGAACTTTCCAGGTTGGAGAGACTATAATTGGTAGAGTAAGAGATACTGGACTTGGACCAGACGTTTCTCAGGCAAGACCAAGTATTACTTTCAGAGTTGCTCAACAGAACCATAAGGAAGGACCATATGACTCTCCAGAAAAAGTTTATAGATTAAGCCCATACAACTCACAACCAATATCAGAAGCATATTCATCAACTTCAAATATTCTTAATATCGATACGTTCTCCTTACAAAATCAACCACAAGGAGATTACAGTGGATATGTTGAACAAGGTATGATACTTGTTGGTCAAACAAGTGGAGCTCAAGCAACTATAACCAATGTTCGCTTAATATCCGACATTTCTGCAACTTTGATTGGCAGTTTGTTTATTCCAGATCCAAATCTTAATTCAAATCCAAGGTTTGAAGCAGGAACAAGGTTATTTACTCTTGTAAATGACAATGGAAATAATCAAGATAATGCAACAACGATTGCTGAAGAAGGATTTACTTCAAGTGGAACAATCGAAACAGTTCAGGAAAATATTGTTTCGGTAAGAAATGCAAGAATTCAAAACAAACTTGAATTTGAAGAGCAAGCAGTTGCTAGAACAACTGGTTCTCAACTCATTTCTACTAGAAACATAAGAGATTTGGGAACCAGAGCCTTTAATACAGCTTTCTGGTATGATCCTCTCGCTCAATCATTCTTGGTTGATGATGATAGTGGAATATTCCTCACTAAGTGTGATATTTTCTTTAGATCTAAAGATGATATGGATATCCCTGTCACTCTTCAGATCAGAACAATGAATGGGGGACTTCCAACTCAAAAGATTCTTCCTTTCTCAGAAGTAACACTTGATCCAGAAGATGTAAATGTTTCTGGAGACGGATCAGTTGCAACCTCATTTGAGTTCCCAGCGCCAGTTTATTTGGAAGGTAACGGAACAGAATATGCAATTTGTGTTGCATCCAACTCAACCAAATATAGCGTTTATATTTCAAGAGTTGGAGAAAATGATCTTATTAGCGATACCTTCATTTCTAACCAACCATATTTGGGTTCCCTCTTTAAGTCTCAGAATGCTTCTACTTGGGAACCAAGTCAGTGGGAAGATCTTAAGTTTACACTTTACAGAGCAGACTTTATTGAACAAGGTTCTGTCGAATTCTATAGTCCCCAACTAAGTGAAGGCAACAAACAGATCGCAAATCTGGTTCCAAATTCTCTTCAAATGAGTTCAAAGAAAGTGAGAGTTGCACTCTCAACAACTTTCAATGATCCAAATCTAAGCGTTGGTAATCAAATTCTTCAAGTTGGAACGAATGCAACAGCTACTTTTGTTGGAACAGCAGGAAGTGCTACTGGAACTTTAAATATCGTAAACTCTGGCATTGGATACACTGGACCATTTACATTTACTGGAGTTGGTCTAACTGCAATCACTGGTTCTGGAAGAAATGCTACAGCAAATATTCAAGTAACATCAGATGGTACTATTGGATTTGCTACAATATCTAACGGCGGTACTGGTTATCAAATTGGAGATGTTCTTGGAGTTTCTACAATAGGAACAAACTCTGTTGGTTCTAGATTAAGAATGTCTGTGGCATCTATTGGAAGCTCAAGCGAATTAATTCTTGATAATGTTCAGGGCGATTTTGCAACTGGAATTGGTAATACTGTCCAATTTATAAGTAATTCTGGAATTACTACATATTTGAATTATGCTGGAATTGGAACTATAGGTCCTTGGGTTTCTATGTCAGAAATAGTTACAGTAAATGATGGAACTCATATTATTGTAAATCACAAGAATCATGGCATGTATGATTCAAATAACTTAGTTGCCATTTCCGGAGCGAAACCAGATGTAAAACCAACAAAGCTGACTGCTGCTTATGATTCAACTTCAAATGCTGCCATTGAAGTTTCTGATGGTTCAATTTTCTATAGTTTTGAGAATGTTGGAGTTGGAACAACAAATCCAGGTTATCTACTAATTGGAGATGAAGTTATTGGATTTACAACAGCATCTTCAGGATCTATTGGAGGAAACATTACTAGAGGAAGTAATCCGAAGAATTATCCTGTTGGAACTCCTGTATATAAGTATGAACTAAATGGCATTTCTCTAAGAAGAATTAATAAGACTCATGATTTAAGTGACGTTACATTATCTGATACAATTAAATATGATTCTTATGCGATCAAACTTGATATGTCGGACAATGGAACTGACAGAACCACTGCAGGAGTATCAACAAATGGTATGCCAGCACTTTATCAAAATTCAAATAAGTCTGCTGGTGGATATGAAATTATGGCTACTCAAAATATGCCATATGAAATTATCACTCCTATGGTTCAGAACGTAACAGTTCCAGGAACTACAATCAACGCAACACTTAGAGGTGTTACCGGAAAGAGTATTAGTGGAAACGAAATTCCATTTATTGATACTGGATTCGAAAGTGTCACTCTGAATAAACCAAATTATCTTTTAACTCCAAGAATTATTTGCTCTAGAGTTAATGAAGTTTCTAAGTTGACTAATATTCCTGGAAATAAATCTCTCAATCTTAGTGTTCAACTCGAAACTTCAGATACAAGATTATCTCCAGTGATTGATACTCAAAGAGTTAATGTAATATTAACATCGAATAGAGTAAATAAAGTAATTGATGATTATGCAACTGATAGAAGAGTTAATGCAATTAAGACAGACCCAAATGCTTTCCAATATGTATCTAAAGAGATAAATCTCGAAAATCAGGCATCTTCTATTAAGATTATTGTAAATGCAAGTATGAATCCATTTACGGATATTCGTGCTTTCTATGCAATAAGCCCAACAGATAATTTCAACCCAATCTTTACTCCTTTCCCAGGATATAATAATTTGAATTCTAGAGGAGAAATTATCAATACAGAAGATAGTGATGGATTGCCAGATTCATTTGTTCCTGTAGTTGAAGTTGCTAATCCAGATGGAGAAGCATATCAAGAGTATACATTTACTGCAGACCAACTGCCATCATTTAAAGCATATAGAATCAAAATCGTATTGACTTCAACAAGTCAGGTTTATACACCATCACTTAGAGATCTTAGAGTTATTGCGCTTGCTTGATATGGAATATGTAAAGGTAAAAGATCAACCACATCTAGCAAGAGATCCTCATACAAATAATATTGTTAATACTAACAAGTCTGAGTATGAGGAATATCTTGCTAGAAAAAAAGCAAAATTATCAGAATCACAAAGAGTGAAGGAATTGGAAAGTGACGTAGAAATGATCAGAAATGATTTGGATGTAATTAAAAATCTTCTTCAAGAGTTGGTAAAAGGATCCAACTAAATATCAATATAAGGAGAAATGAGTAAATGGCACAACCATCTACCAGACAAGAATTAATCGATTACTGTAAAAGGAAACTGGGATATCCAGTTCTAGAAATTAATGTTGCAGATGAACAGATTGATGATCTGGTAGATGATGCTATTCAGTTTTTCCAAGAAAGACATTTTGATGGGGTATATCAAACTTACTATAAGTATAGAGTAACTCAAGATGATATTGATAGAGGAAGGGCCAGAGGTGGAAATTCAACTGTAGGAATTGCAACTACTACAGCAAGTGCTACTATTCCTGGATCTTCTACAACATCATTTACATATGAAGAAAACAGCAATTATCTTCAAGTTCCACCAAATGTTATTGGTGTAAATAAACTATTTCACTTTGATGGATCAAATACACTGACAAATAACATGTTTAGTGTAAAGTATCAACTATTCTTGAATGATATCTATTACTGGGGATCAACTGAATTATTAACTTACTCTATGGTTAAGACATATCTAGAAGATATGGATTTTCTTTTGACAACTCAGAAGCAAATAAGATTCAACAAAAGACAAGATCGTTTATATTTGGACATTGATTGGGGAACACTAGGAGTAGGTGAATATTTGATTATTGACTGCTACACAACATTAGATCCAAATGATTATTCTAGAGTATGGAATGATTCTTTCTTGAAGCCATACTTGACTGCTTTAATTAAAAGGCAGTGGGGACAGAACATGATGAAATTCCAAGGAGTCAAACTTCCTGGGGGAGTTGAATTGAATGGAAGACAAATGTATGATGATGCTCAAAAGGATATTGAAGCAATAATGGAAAAAATGTCAAATACATACGAACTTCCACCTCTTGACATGATTGGATAGAAAACATGTTAAATCCATTTTTCCTACAAGGATCTCCAACAGAACAGAATCTTGTTCAAGATTTAATAAATGAACAACTTCGAATGTATGGTGTTGAGATTTATTATATTCCTAGGAAATATCTAACAGAAAAGACTGTAATTAGAGAAGTTATACAGTCTTCTTTTGATGAGGCCCATCCAATTGAGGCATATATTGAAAACTTTGAAGGTTATGGCGATAACACTACCATACTTTCAAAGTTTGGTATTCAAGCAACCAATGAAATAACATTAACAATCTCTAGAGATAGATTTAATAATTATATAAAACCACTAATTAGAAATAGAGATAATATAAAATTAGGAACACGGCCAAAAGAGGGTGATTTGGTCTATTTTCCATTGGGAGATAGATTATTTGAGATTAAATTTGTAGAGCATGAACAACCATTTTATCAACTTCAATCAACTTATGTTTATACTTTAAAATGTGAGTTGTTTAGATATGAAAATGAGGTTATTGATACAAGTATTGATGAAATTGATGATACAATCACAGGTTCCTTAAGTGGATATGGTGATGATAGTGATTATGGTGCTGGTGGAGGCATAACTGGTGGTGCTGGAATGACCAGGATTCTATCTATGGTTGGAGCTGGAAGGACAGCAACTGCAGAAGTAAGTTATATTAGTAATGGTGGTATCCGATCAATTATTGTTTCAAATAGAGGTGGTGGTTACACTTATGCACCAACCGTAGCAATTTCTTCAGCACCTTCTGGAGGAATTACTGGTATTGCTAGTGCTTCTCTAATTGGAGGAATAGTTGTTTGTGAAAATAATGTCGATCCCGTAAGAAAGTCTGTACAAAGTGTTGAATTAATTAATCCAGGTGCTGGATATACTTTGGCACCAGGAATAAGATTTGTTGGCGATGGTGTTGGAGCTGCGGCTACAGCAACAATTGGCGATGGTATTATTGGAATTGTAAGTATTACTGATGCTGGTTCTGGATACAATAGTTTAACTTTACCATCCATAACCTTTACTGGAGTATCTACAGTATCTGCAGCTGCTACAGTTGTAGTAAGTACTGCAGGAACAATCAGTCAGATTAGAATTACAAATGCTGGTCTTGGATATACTCAACCACCTACTATAACAATTGCTGCTCCAAATCTTACTGGAATTGGTACGTATCAAAAACATGAAGTTGTTACTGGTCAAACTTCAGGAGCAACTGCAAGAGTTGTTTCTTGGGCATCAACAAACTCTAAATTGGAAATATCTTCACAATCTGGTTCTTTCCAAATTGGAGAATATATTGTAGGTTCTGCTTCCTCGGCAAGTTATATGCTTCTAAGTTCTACATATTCTGAAGATGGATTTACTTCAAATAATGAAATAGAAACAGAAGCTGACAATATAATTGACTTTAGCGAAACAAATCCTTTTGGAATGCCTTAGTATAAATAATTTTTATTGTAAAGAACCTAAACATGTTTGAATATTTTTATAACGAAATTTTCAGAAGAACCATTATATCATTCGGTTCTTTATTCAATAATATAATCATTAAGCAACAAAACTCTTCAGATGTTGTTGTTAATGAGTTTAGAGTTCCTTTGGCATACGGACCAACTCAAAAATTCTTAGCTAGAATTGAACAGTCTCCAGACCTAAACAAACCAGTTCAAGTGACTTTACCAAGAATGTCATTTGAATTTGTTGGACTGACTTATGACCCAGGAAGAAAGGTAACACAAACTCAAACCTTTACAAAAGGTTTAGAATCAGATAAAACTGACATTAAAAAAGTCTATATGCCAGTTCCATACAACATGGAATTTGAATTGGCAATTATGACTAAGTTAAATGATGATATGCTTCAAATTATTGAGCAAATTCTTCCTTATTTCCAACCCGCTTATACATTATCAGTAAATCTTGTAGAAACTATTGGAGAAAAAAGAGATATTCCAGTTGTCTTGGAAAGTATCTCCATGAATGATGATTATGAAGGAGACTTTACTACAAGAAGAGCTCTTGTTTATACTTTAAGATTTAGCGTAAAAACTTATCTCTTCGGACCAATATCTGCAGCAACAAACGATATCATCAAGAGAGCAACTGTTGGATATGTTGCAGGTTCTCTTGGTTCTGGTGCTCCACAGAGAGATTTCCAATATACAGTTGCACCAAGAGCAATTCAAAACTATACAGGAACAATTCTCACAAATCTTACAGATGATATAACCGAAACTGATACTGTATTTAAAGTGGATGATGTATCTACTATCACAGCAAAAACATATCTTGATTTAGATGGTGAGGAAGTATTTGTTAAGGAAGTATTGACTGATAGCATATCAGTTTTAAGAGGTCAAGATAATACTACAATTACATCACATCTTAGAGGTTCTCCTATTAAATCTATCACTTCAGCAGATAATAATCTGATACCTGATGGAGATGATTTCGGTTTCAGTGGTTCCTTATCATAGTAAAAAATGAAAATGACTAAAAAATTTGACGAATTAAATGAGACATTTAATGTCTCTGCAGATATTGTGCAAAGTGATGTTGTGAGCGAAGGCTTTTCTAAGAAAGACTCCGACCAACCCAAGAATGATATAAAGAAAGACTATGAGTACACAAGGGGAAATTTATATTCTCTTATAGAAAAAGGTCAAGAAGCAATTAATGGGATACTTGAGTTAGCTCAAGAAAGTGAAATGCCTCGCGCATATGAGGTTGCAGGACAATTGATCAAGAATGTTGCAGACGCTACAGATAAGTTAATGGAACTGCAAAAGAAATTAAAAGACGTTGAAGAAGAAAGTGTTAAGGGTCCAACCAATGTTACCAATGCATTATTTGTTGGTTCTACAGCAGAACTTTCAAAGTTATTGAAAAATACTAATTTAGATAAAAATATTTCAGAAAATAAATAGTAGTATCAACAGTTTATTCTTGATCCATGTCCGCAGTAAGCGTAGTTAATTTAGTAATTCAAAAAGGAACTGACTTTGAAGAGACTTTTGCTTTGGCTTCGGAAGATGGGGGTATTCTCAATTTAACAAATCAAACTGCTACTGCGAAATTGAGAAAGTATCCAACATCAACTACTTCATATACATTCAGTACTACATTGACAGTTGCAGACAGTACTGTAAAAATATCAATGACAGATGATGTTACCGCTACTTTACCCAGTGGAAGATGTTATTATGATATTGTACTAACATCATCTGGAGGAAACAAAAGTAAAGTTGTCCAAGGAAATGTTATCGTAGAGGAGACTTCATCCCTATGACAATTAATGTCAGAGTAGCAAACAAAGCAAAAGTAAAGGCAACAGTAGCATCAGGAGTAATTATGGCTAGAACTCTAGACGAATTATTAGATGTAGATGTGACTGGTGTTCAAGATAATTATGTAATAATGTACAATGCATCTACACAAAAGTATACAGCAGTAAATCCAGATGATGTTCTGACTTCTGCAGTCACTGATCCAACTTCTCCAGGTATTCCTGGAGAGTTTATTAATGCTCTAGATACTGATTTGAGTAGAGAAGATAATATTGATATAGACGCTGGTACATTTTAAGATACTAAATAATAGTATAAAAAAAATAGCAAAAGAATAAGATGACAGCTCCTGTTATACAGTTTAAGAGAGGTCTTCTTGCTAATCTCCCTGGTCTTAGGGTAGGTGAACCTGGATTTACTACTGATAGTTACGATCTGTATGTAGGTCTCACCTCTGAAACTTCAACAAATAAATTTTTAGGTTCCCATCGTTACTGGACAAAAAACACTGCGACCACCGGTAGTGGTGTAAATCTGGTTGAGGGTACTGATAATGGTACTTCATTTATTACTCTCAAATCTCCAGATAGTCTTGCTGGAATCACTACATACACATTCCCAGCTACCCCATCAGACGGAGATGTTTTAAGTACAGATGCTGATGGTAATCTTTCTTGGGTAACTGCTCTTAGTGATTTGGCAGTTACTAATTTAATTATTGGAATTGGTACTTTTACAAATAATGTTGGATTTACGACAGATACAGATAATACTTTAGGAGATCCAGACACTGGTGGTGTTCAAATTGATGGTGGATTGGGTGTCAATAAGAATGTAACTGTTGGTGCTGGTCTTTCTGTAGTTGGTGGGTTTGAAGTTGCAGGTATTGCAACTGTCACAGGTTCTCTTGATGTTAATGGAACTGACCATGATATTAATGGAGCTATTGCACTTGACCATGTAACAGTATCTGCTGGTGCAACTGTTGGTGGTGCTTTAGACGTTAATGGTGATGGTCATGACATTGCAGGAACTATTAACCTTGATAATGTAGCAGTATCTGGTATTACTACATTTACTGGTGCAATTGATGGTAATAGTGGTGCAGATATTTCTGGAGGAGAAACAACACTATCATCAGCAACAGTTAGTGATCTAACATCAGGTAGAGTTGTTCTTGCTGGAACTTCTGGTGCATTAGAAGATAGTTTAAATTTAACTTTTAATGGTTCCACATTAAC